CGCCCCTTGAGCATCGTCAAACGCTGCATGGCAATGTCCAAGCTGCCCAAGAAGATCCTCGAAGCCTTCTTCAACGACGAGATTAACTCCGACCAGATGCAGGGGCTTGTTTATTTTACTGACGACAAGACCACTCTTGAAGACTGCTTCAAACGCTGCTTGAGCCAAAAATGGTTCGGACTATCCCATATGAGGGATCTCGCGTCCGAAGGGTTCAGCCAGTTTTCCAACCGCGCCGCTTCCGCATGGGTAAGCCAGCAAGACTACATCGATGCAGGCGGCGAATATGAAGCTGATCTGTTCAGCGATGAAATCAACATCAAGGACGCAGACCTCCTCGATAAAATGGCCGAGAAAGCCATCTTGGGTTCAATGGTCAACGTCTGGGAAGACTGGGGCAAAGTCTGGGGTTCTATCACGCGTGTCGATAGCCTTTACGACTTTGAAGCCTATTCTGGCGAACTGGTTATGACCGACGAACAGCGTGAGCGCCTCGAAGCCATCGAAGACAAAATGGACGAAGAAAACCCCAAGCTGACAAAGCAGGAAGAAGCCTTCTTTGCTGAATGGGCCGGACGTGAATATGAGCGGGAAATCCCTGCGCATCACAAAAAGCTGCTCGGTGTAATCTATTCCGTGCGTATCAACTCAAAAGAAGGCTATCAGGTCCGCTTTGGCGTCATTCCAGACGACAAAGAAGGCTATCAGGCTTGTGTTGACGCTGGAATTGTCAAACCCGCTTCTGAAAAAGCATCATCACTCACTGAAAATGGTGAAGCCGCCGACGAACCTGACTTTCCAGCTGGTGTTGTGCTTGATTTGCACCGCATCAAACGCCTCACTGTGATGAATGAAAAAGCTGCCGATCCCAACGGTGTTCTGCGCCTGTTTCTTGCGTCCACCCACGATCGCTATGGTGGTGCATTTCTCATCAACCAGAACTTCACAGACGTGGCCCTGCAAACGGGTACTTCTTTCACCCAAGGCAAGGCCATGGACGCTGCCGAAAAGGCTTATCTTGCGTCAATGGAACTTGATGTCATGGATAAAAAGGCTCTGCCTGACGCCGCGCTCATGAAAGCATTGTCCTATGCCTTGCTTCTGTCTCACAGCGAAGCACCTCAAACAGACCGCAAAACTGTTGAAAAATACTGGAAACCTGATGAAAACTTCTTTTCATCCTGCAAAAAAGGCCAGTTGGTCCGCATCATTCACGAATGCGGCCACGGCGCTGACGAAGCATCGAAGAAAGGCGATCTCGTTGATAGCGCCGTAAAGTTTGCAGCAGAAAAAAATTGGTTCCCAGACCTGTAAAAATCTGCATACTGTCCGTGATGTAAGTCACTCCTCTGGCGTTACACCGCCCAACTCGAACGTCGGTGCAATCCTCCCTGCATCGACGTTTTTTTTTGGATACATCATGACCGCCCATAAGCCTCACAAGGATAAAACAATGTCCCAACAAGCTGCCATTGCGCAGAAGCCCACCAAGGCGCATATTTCCCTCCGGTCAGAACCCGAAGCCTTTAGGCCCACGTATTACAAAATGCATGAAATGCAGGAAACTATCCTCCAGCTGCGCGTTGAAGTTTACAAATCTGACATCACGATAATGAGCCAAGCTGACACCATCAAACAGCTTCGCAAAAAACTCCTTTCCCTCAAATGACTTCACCAACACAGCGCAGCATCAAAATGCTGAAAGATGAAGGCTGGGAAGTCGCCATCGTTGAAAAATGGAACACCTTTGCGCGCATACGCCAAGACCTGTTTGGTTTTGCCGATCTTCTTGCAATGCGGCCCGGTGACAAACCCCAGCTGATCCAAGTCACCACGACTGGCATCGCGTCACGGATCGAAAAGATCATGAACGAGCCACGCGCCCTGACAGCCCTTCTAAGCGGCTTCGAGATTTACGGGCATGGTTGGCGCAAGATCAAAGTCAAGCGCGGTGGCAAGGCGATGAAGTGGGAGCCACGCATCATTCAGGTCACAAAGGACGATTTTCCATGTCTATGAACGCCCTTCGGTTTATCGCCCCTACGCGCTGCGCCTCACCTCTCGATAAACTTGTTCTTTACGAGCTGGCGAACGCGCACAACGACAATACTGGCAAGTGCAACATCACAGCCGCGGGCATAAGCGCGTTGACCTCGATGCCATCATCCCAAGTCAACGCGGCGATAGCCCGACTTACACGGGGCGGAACCATACGAAACGTCAAAGGGAATTATCAATTCATCGGATTAAACGATACGCCCGTCCCACTCCCGCCATCTTGGCAACCTTCAAATGAAACCCTCCAGAAGTTGATGGAATTATTTCCGCTCCACAACTTTGATCCACAGGAATTTGTCCATGACTTCAGAAATTATACCGCCAGAGAAGGCGTCAACATCAGACCTGCCGACCGTGACGGGGCCTTCCTCCGAAATGCAACCGCCCTCCTTGAAACTCGGCCAAGCGGACCAGCACCGATTGTCCTTGCAGGCCCACGAAACCAAGCAACTTCGATCCGCTCTATCCTTTCTGCAATGCGTTAGCGCACACCCCAAAGACTTTGCCGATATGAAAGCCTTCGAGAAGGCCAATTCTGTTCGGTATCTCGGCTTCTTTAACGGTTTTGTTCAATACATGCCGTTAGGCATCACCACTGATCAAATGTCCCTTGCCGTGGACCATGTTCAGTCCAGCACTGTCCATTCGGATGCCCTCAAATCAGCCATCTATGAACTCTGGCTTACCACCAAGCATGAAAAGCTGTCAGAAGACGACAAAGCCGCTCTGCTCGGGATCTACTTCAACAAGCTGAAAATGTATCCCACCGCCAGCGTCCAGATCGTCATGCGTGAATTTGGCGACAAGTCTCACTTCTTCCCGAGTTGGGCAGAGATCAAAACAGAACTGGACACGCACTCTGGCTGGCGCATTCAGCTTGTGAACGCCTTGCGCCGCATCGTGAAGAAGCCAGCGCCATGACAGATGATGAACTTGTATCTCTGATTGGCGATATCGTCGTTCAGCTTCCCAAAGAAATGACACAACGGGAAATCTGCTCACTATTCGCAACCATTCTCATGGCATACGAAATGTCCGCTCCGAAACGTGTCTTCCTTCTTGGAATGGTCGAAACAACCATTCGCCATAAACAGGACGGGAAAGCCGTTAAGTTTTCCACCCTCAACCTTAGAAAGCATTGAAAATGGACCAAGCATACCGCGCAACCTCGATCACGTCGTCCGACGCCAAGGACATCATCGCAGGCAACTACCTGCACCTCTACAAATTGAAGACCGGGGAGATTGAATTTCCTGATTTGTCCGACAACTTCCCCGTTCAGCTTGGGCTTTACACCGAGCCGTTCCACCTCAACTGGATTTCACGCAAGCTGAAAGACGAATACACAGATGTGAAGTGGTCCAAGGGTGTTGGTGCCGATGATCAGCACGAAGCCACTTACCTTCACAAAGAAGTCAGCACAGGCAAGGTCGCGAAGCTGATCTCGCACCCAGACGCGCTCATCAATCTGTCCGGCACCACTTTCCCTGTGGAAGTGAAGCACACCGGACGCTTTACGAAAGCCGAAGACTGCGCCAATCATTACATGCCACAAATCCAGCATCACATGATCTGCTGGGGCATTGATAAGCTGCTCTTTTCTGCAATCTGCAACAACGCCGAACCCGAGCGCATCTGGATCGGTGCAAGCATTGACTGGCAAGAACATTACCTTACTCGCTGCGAGACATTCTGGGGCTATCTGGACGACAAAATCCCACCACCACCGTCCAACTACGAAAGCGATCATCGCGTCGTTATGCCGAAGCCTATTCAGGACAGCGTGCCACTCGACAACATGACGCGCCGCGACATCAGCAAAGACAACCGCGCCCAGGCTTTGATCCCTGAATTTATCACAACCAAAGCTGCGGCCAAGCGCCACGATGAGATCAAAAAAGAACTCAAAGATATGGTGGGTCCAACCGAGCGTGAACTTTACTCACCTCAACTCACCATGAAGCGTGACGCGCGCGGCGCTATCAGGTTCACCGTCAAAGACGATTGACGCTCATCCCGTGCGGGGTGGCCGGCCTCTTGTAAGGCCACCCCTTACGGCCCTCACGTCCATTTGGAGAAAGCAACATGGCAGACAAACCGAACATCAACCTTCAGGAATGGGAAAGTTGGTCCCAGACCGACAAAGCCTATACCAAAGCCATCACTGGCAAGCAGTACAAAGGCACATCGATCAACCCGACATACATCGTTCGGAAGATCACACAGACCCTTGGCCCTATCGGTGTCAACTGGGGCTGGGAAGTCGAATTTGACCGCATTCGTGAAGGCGAACCGCATCAAGTTGTGACCGAGCAACACCAAAGCCCTGACAGCAAGAGCATCAAATACATGATCATTCGTGAGACTTATCACGAAGTCTGCATCAAGTTGTGGCGCGTGGTCGACGGCGAAAAGAATTACTTCTCGTCCTACGGCGGCACTGTGATGCTTCGCAAAACCAACGCTGGCAAATGGTCTATGGACGAAGACGCGGCGAAGAAATCCCTTACGGATGCCTTCACCAAAGCTGCGTCCTTCATGGGTGTTTCCGCTGACATTTTCACAGGTGAAAGCGACAACGACAAATACTCTAGTTCACCAGATACCAGCGCCCCCGCGCCTTCGCAGGGTTCAGCCAAGAACTCTGCCGATCGCATCAATTCCGACCCTTTCTAAACCCTCAGACATACGGAGAATAATATGTCAGAACACGACCAAACAAACCGTGGCGTTTTCTTTAAGCCACACCCTGACCAGCAGATGATCGGCCAAGGCCGCATCAACGCAAACGGCGCTGACCAGCGCATCATTGTTGTGCGTGAGAAGATGAGCCGCGAAGGCAATCCTGTCCGCTCTGTCTACATGCGCGTCGGCGTATTGTTCGACAACGACAAAAAGGGCAACGACAAAGCACCGGATTACTCTGGCCCGCTCGATGTTCCCGCAGGCTGGCGCATGTCAGGCTGGCTTGGCAAGACAGATGCAGGTCAAAACTACTGCTCTCTGCAAGTCCAGCCACCATTCGACAAAGACGGCGGCGGCAACGGCGGCGGCGGTAATTCTGGCGGCGGCACCGTCAAGCCAAATCAAGGCTTGGATGATGCATTCGACGACGACATTCCCTTTTGATGCCCCGTCCTCAATGCTCCATGTGCAACGGTTCAGGTTCAGTCGTTCAGACTTACCTTTCCCGTCCGCCGGAAATTACCCCCTGCCCGGTTTGCAATGGCTTCCCCATCGAAGAAGAAGCCGACAACAATCTTGCGCAAGCAGCTGATCGTGTCGTGCATTGCTTCGAAAGGCTCACAACAACAGGTGACGCGCATCAGCGCGTTGCCCTATCCGATGCTCTTTTTGACAGCATCAACGCCCTCAAAACCCTTCGGGAGAAGTAAAAATGAAAACCCTCATTATGGCGCTTGCCCTCGGCTTTGCCCTTGGCGCCACATCGATTATGTCGCCCGCCATGGGCCTCATGCTCGCCTTCTTTTCAGTCCTATTCATCGTATTCATGGTGATGTGATGGGCATCAAAAATCATGTGGATGAACCCTACGACCGTGGGGACAGTGATGCTCGTTATGGAAGGAAGCAGATCCCTCACAAACGCTTTTACATCGATGGCAAGTATCACAATTCCTACGTTCTGACCTTTGAAGAACGGCAGGAATATTATGCCGGCTATGAGGAAAACCCATCTGGCAGGAAAGATCGTGACGAATGAGTAAGCGCGTTATCAACAAGGAAATGATGCTGATTTACGACAAGCACATCAACCGTCGCGGCGTCACAATAGGATCGATAATGCGCTCCAGCTTTAACAAAGGAGGCTTGCCATTGATCGAATGGCTGGCCGACAACACACCAGAAGGTTCAACCGTTTCTGACCTTCTGGCTTCCCTTGCCCTTGATGCAATGGATGAAGAAAATGATCGATAAAACCCCACGCCATAAGATTGCAGACATACTGCGCGACGCAGATGATGAGTATGCCAGCACAGGCGAAGGATCATCTGCAAACGAACTCGCCGACGCTTAACTCACAGATTGGATGATGAGATGACCTCACCAAAAGAGCGTTACGACGCGCGAATGAAATTGAAACGCGCCGCTAAAGACCCTGACTGGAAAACTGACGAACAGGTCACACAAGATTACGTCTTTGACCTTGTTGATCGTTTCGTGGTGGCAGTTGAGGCTATCGCTAAATCAATGGAGACCAAAACTAATGACCAAT